ATGACGGTTCGTGTACGAACAGAGTGGAAGGGTGAAGAGTTCGCGGCGATGGTCCGCGATGTTGTGACTACGCGCGGACTACCCGCCGCGGCCCACGTCGTTGAGGGCCGCATGAAGGACAACCTAAGCGGGCCGGGCCCGTCGAATCCCGGAAGCCCGCCCGGGCAAATGAACGGCATCCTCAAGAACAGCATCGGCATCTCGGTGTCCGGCATGACGGCGCGCATCGGAACGAACCTGAAATACGGGCGCTATCTGGAGTACGGCGCGACGATCCGGCCCAGGTTCGCCAAGTGGTTGCCGGTGCCGGTGACCCGGCGGGCGAAGGCCCTGCTGCGCCAAGGCGTCGGCGGCGACTTGATGGGAACTGGCCAGACCAGCCTGCGCCGATCCGGGGCGAACCTGCAAGTCATTCGCTCAAAGCGCGGCGAGCCGATCCTCATGGAGATGACCAAGAAAGGCAAGCCCAAGACCAACGGGGCCGTGTTCATTCTTCGGAAGGTCGTTCGGCTGTTGCCGCGCCCGTGGGCGTTCAGGTCACTGAATGAGGCCCGTTCTGACGCGAATCGGGCGTTTGCGGCGGCTGTTTCCAGTGAGTTGAAGAAGCGTGCGAAGGCGGTGAGCACGCCATGAACATCGCCGAAATCTACAAGATGCTCAGGGACAGGGCCGTGGCCGACACCGGCTCGGGCGGATTGTTCAACGCTTCGAGCGCCTTCAAGTTGTCGGATTGGTACACGGCGGTCGCCAATCGCAGCGCGACGGCTCCGTACGTCGTCCAGAGCATCGCTTCGGCGGTTGCCGAGGACACGTTCGAGTCAGAGGTGGTTCCGATCCGGGTTCGCTTCGCGGTGTGGACCGCGATCGAGGATGGGCTGGACAAGCCCAGCGCGATCATGCGACGCATCTACGGAGACGCGACGCAGACCGGGAGCATTACGCACGGCTTCCATCGGTGGGTTCCGACGCTCACGTCGTCCTATGGGTGGTCTGCGACGGCTATGCGGTACGTCTCGACGGCCGAGAACCACGACGACGATTGGTTCTGTTTCATTCCTGAGTACGAGTTCGTCTTGACGCGCTGAGCGCGTGGGGGTGTGGCATGGCGGCGACTGTTGGCATTAGCGGGCTGGTCACTTCGTGGGCCGGGACCGGCAATACGCAACTCATCGGCGCTGGCTGCGATCCGATGCGATTCTCGCTGGATATGGTTGGTGACGAGGCGGACTCCACGGCGCTCGCGGCGAGTCTGGTCCAGGCGACGTACTTGAAGGGACTCCGGTCGTGGTCCGGTTCGATGAGCGGACGGCGATCGACGGCTTCCATCGGCAGCGCCGGCTCGGTGACGTTCAGCCCGGGCTACACGTCCAACATCAAGTCCTTCGAGGTGGTGTTCGAGTGCGACCAGTTCGACGCGACGATCCTTGGGTCGTCCGCGACTTCGGCCCGGTGGCGCGAGTTCATTCCCGGCCTGATCCGGGTGTCCGGCTCTTACGAGACGTACATCGACGGCACGACGGCGCTCACGCCTCCCGCGGGCGGATCGGAGCCGGCGACGATGACGCTCACGCTCGGGTCGTCCGAGTCGTTCGCGTTCTCGGCATTTGCGACACGTGCGGCGGCGGCGGTTGCGACCAACGCGATCAATACGGCGGCCTATTCGTTCCGGGGCTCGGGCGACGTGACGACGACGGCGAGCGGCGACGCGATGGTGTTCGATGCCGGATCGTCGATCGCAACGCCGGGCATCGGATCGCTTGTGTTGCAGGCCGCGACGAGCCGCACGTACACGGGTGACGCGTTCTGGCGTCGAATCAGGATCAGCAATCCGGTTGACCAGTTGGTCACCATCGACATCGACTTCCAGGGCACGGGTGCGCTGACCCCGGCGTGAGTCAGCGGGAAGCCAAAGACGCCAGAAGGATGATGACCAGCAGGAAGGCAAAGAGACCAATGAACACGCCGAGCCCGGTTGACGCGATTGGATGCCGCTTGTGGAAGTCCTCTACGGATTCCGGCGTCGGCGTGTCTGACTGGTCCGCGAGCGTCCATCCTCGCCGCATCGCGTCCGCCTGCGCCTCGGCGAGCGTCTTGGCGCGTAGGCGCAAGACGGTCGTGTCGCCGTCGGAGTCTGAGACGCGGACGGAGTACTCGGTGATTCGGGAAGGCATGGAAAAAGCATACGCCATCGTCTAACTGGAGCAACGCTAACACATGCCTGACGATCAGTCCAAAATCGGCGGAGCATACGTCGAACTCTCGGCGCGGATTGACACCCTGGAGGCTGGGCTGAAAGAGGCTCAGTCGAAGGTGGATGGATTCGCCTCTGCAGCGCAGGAATCTGGAAAGCGGGCATCCAGAGCTATCGACGACGTTGGTCAGTCGTTCAAGCAGTCTGCCAAAGAATCCGTATCTTCGCTTACTGCCATTCGGCAAGGTATCAACGCCGTGGTAGGAGCGACGTTCGGTCTGGTTGGAACCGTCGCTTCTTTGGCCGCTCCATTCTTTGCGATCCTCCGAATACAAGAGCAGCAGGTTCAAAAGGCTAAAGAACTTTCGGCGATGTACAACGACATCGTTGCAAAGATCGAGGACGCATCGTCTGGACAGAGTTCAACGTTCCAAGGTGACGCGGACAAACTGAAGGCGGCAATGGATGCCATTGAAGAGGCCCTGCGCAATCCAGAACTATCCGACAAGACCGATGCCAAGGTCAGGAGAATCAGAGAAAACCTGTTCAAGCAACTCCAAGACCTGAACACTCAGTATGTGAAAGCTCAGGCGGACGCAGACGAACAGGCCAACAAGGACAGGCAGGCTGCGGCAGACAAGAGACAGGATATTGAGTACAAGGCCGCCGCTGATCGCCTTGCCGCCGAGCAGGATACCAACGCCGCAATCGAACGAATGTCGATGAGTCGTATCGACGCGATCAACGCGGAGTACGACTTGAGGATCAAGCGCGCCAAAGAGGACGCGACGAACGCCAAAAACGCCGGAGATCAATCTGGAGCAAAAGTCATTTCAGATAGACTAGTGTTGCTAGAGCGCGCGAGAGTGTTTGCGATAAACGAGGAGATCACAAAGCAACTGGAGAGGCAGGCAGACGAGATGGATCGGGCGGCGAAAGCGGCCAAGCAGTTCAGGATTGAACTTGGAAACGTCCAGATCGAGCAGCAAAGATTCCAAGACCGCCAACAGGCGGGGTTCGGGCTCGGTGACATCCAAGGGTCGCTGGAGGACTTGAAAACGGCGGTGCGTTCGCTCAGCGGGCAGATTCGGTAGTCGGCTTACGGGGTGGGGGGTGTGGGGTGGCGGGAACAGTTCGCGAACTCTTTGAAGGTGCGCGCGAGGGGTCTATAGACCCGAACTCGGCGACGCTGCGCCGACAGTTTCTCGTCACCGGAACGACGCCGGACACGGTTCTTTCAGAGCCGGGACTGCCTACGCCCGGTTCGTTCATGGTCTACAACCAGCGCGTTGTCCGCGTGGACAACCGGACGGTCGAAAGCACGAGCATCCCGAACGCGGTTCGAGTCACGGTCAACTACTCGTCGGACGGGCGCGGGAAACTCCCGCCCAGGCTCGACAAGACCGAGCCGAAGTTCAAGACGATCAGCCTGTCGTACGTCCGAGACGAGCTCAAACTTCCCGCGTTCCGAAAGCGGCTGGTGAAGCAAACCAAGTGGGTTTCGCCACTGGGCGGCGGTCCCCCAGCGCCGGAAGAGGTCGTCGAGGAGGCGTGGGAGCCGTACGACTTCTCGGTCCCGCACTACTACACCCAGTTGCAATCGCGTTGCAACGTCGAGAAGTTCACCGCCTCCAACTGGGCCGAAATCGTCGGGCAACAGGGGAAGGTCCACGCCTTCGGCATTGTGCCGCCGGGATCGTTCGGCGGAGCTCGGCCCGGAGGTTCAATCAACACCACCAAGAACCTGTGGAAGTTCATCGGCGCTCAGGTTGACCAACAGGGTGAGAACTTGTACGCGATTGTGTATACGTGGATCAGCGACCCTGGCAACGGATCGTTCGACTTCATCATTTCGGCGTCCCAATCGCGCGTGCTTGTCCCGTACGGGATTCGGTACGCATTCGAGACGTACTTCGTGACCCCTCAGGCTGTTGACCCGGGCGACCCGGGCAACGTGGACTTCCCCGAAATCGACGCCGCGCCTGCCTTCGACTTGGGCAACGGCGTAGACGGCGAAATCGGCGAGGGATACAAGCGCCTTCCAGGCAGTCCGGCGGTGCTGTGATGGCAACTGGCTACACGTCCAACGCGGGTGTGCGAACGCTCAGCGCCTTCATCGGCGGTCGAACCGGTCCGGCGATTGGTCCGGCCAGGGACATCACGTACAAGGTCGTCGTCGATTTCCCGCCGGACGAAAGGGGTCCTGGCTACACCAAGACTTTCGAGGGTGTGATCCCCAATCACCGTCGTCCTTCGTCAACCCTTGAAATCGAGGCCGCCGAAATCGGCGACGAGTGCATTGTGCGGATCAGGGGCGCAAGCATCAAGTTCCTGATTTACGAGGGCTTGGCGGCTGGCGACGAGTGCCCGTAGGTTAGTGGTCGCTATACTTATGCGGGGGTGTGGATGCTGGTGTCACCGAACTCCATCAACGGCGCGACGGTCGGGCCAAGGTGCCCGATCGTTGAACCGTCTGCTGGCTCTTGGTACTACGGCGGCGGGACGCCGAGCATCGGCTCGGAGATGATGGTTTCGCAGAACACGTCGGTGAACTGCGCGCTGGTCAACCAGCGGATCATGTACGTCGCGTTCCAACTCGACGCGACGGTGCAGGTCAAATCGGCCACCGTCCAAGTCGTCGCGGCGTATTCGGGCGGAACGGCGTCCCTGGGTATCGCGCTTTACGACGTGGACAAGACTTCGGGGCTTCCGGGAAACCTGCTGTACACGTTTGGCACGGCCGGATCGTTGTCGAGCGCGACAAGCACGGTGACGCTGACGGCCTCTGGAAACCCGATGGTGATGGAGCCAGGTTGGTACTACATCGGCATCCTGTCGAAGTTCTCGGGTGGCTCTGGAACGCCGAGCATACGAGCGTGTGTAAACAGGGCTCTTGGTCCTGCCGGGATGGCGTTCGCGGCGTCGATCCCGTTCTCATTCCTGCGCATCGCCGGAGCAACGTCTTTCTCTGATCCAGCGGCGACCGGTTCGATCGCTGGTGAAGCCGCAACGCAGCCTCCGTTTGTCACGCTCGGGTTGGTGTAGCCATGCCAGGAACAGACCTGATCGAATACGCGCCGGGACTCGCCAAGCCTAACCGCTTGCTCCTGACCGATCTGTACCGCAAGGCCGACTTCAACGTCACCAACTTTGATCGGGTGACTGCGCAGGCGGTTCTGGTCGAGGGAACGTGGGGGTCCGGCGTGTTGACGTTCACGGCGTCACAGAACGGCCGCGACTTCTCCGCATTCGCAACTCCCGTCCGACTCAGCGCGGACGGGTTCACGGTTGACATCGACACCAAGGGTTTCAACTTCCTCCGGGCGGCCATGACGACCGCCGGGAGTTCTTCGTCGTACATCGACCTTTTCGTCAAGGGATGGACGGGATAACCGGGTTTCTGGGGGTGCAAGATGGCCGACAAGTACGGTCGATTTACGAGCAACGGGGATTGGTCGGACACCAACAACTGGTCATCGACGCGGTACGGCGCAACGGGAGCCGGTGCGCCGTCGTCGAACGACGTGGTGTACCTTCTCGCTCCGCCCCAGTTCGCGATCACGAGCGGACTGTCTCAGGGTGCGGTAGACCTCAACGGCATGACGATCGGGCCGGATTGGAACGGCCAACTCGGCGCGGCCGGGTCTCCGTTGACGATCGCCGTCTCGGGAACGTCCGGCGCGACGCTCTCGATCTCTGGATCTGGAAGCGTGTACATCACGGCTGGAACCAACGGCGTGGACATCGCCAAACTCCAGTGCCGCGGCGCTGGCAAGGTGTGGCTCACCGGCGGAACGTTTGCCCAGGTCGAGAACCGATCTGGCGACAACGAATCGGCTTCGGGCTGCACAATCACCACGCTCTACAACCTTGGGCGGTTCATGCTCAAGGCTGGTGGAACGACGACGACCGTGTTCAACACGGGAACACTGCTGTCGGAAGTCAACCTCACGACGCTGCACAACGACGGTACCGCTCGCGGTATCAACGCGGTCACGATCACCACGCTCAACAACCGAAGCGACTACACGCACCAGAGCAGCGGGACGATCACGACCGCGAACTGCTACCCGGGGTCTATCGCCAAGGCGCTCGCACCGTTCACCGCAACGACGGTGAATGAGTGGTTCGGATCACAGGCATTCAGGGAACAGGGCGTTACCGTCACGGTCGGTACGCGCAATCAAATCGGCTGGTAACAAGGGGGATTTATGGCAACTCGGCACTGGGTCGGACCGGACGGAACGCAGTCTTTTCAGAACAACGCCTGCTGGTCCGCTACGCGGGGCGGAGCCGGAGGGGCCTCGTACCCGACCGGCAACGACGAGGCGTACATTGAAACCGGATCGGCGAAGATCACTCAGGGTATGAATAACTCCGCGTTCACAGGAACGCTGTACGTGTCCTTCGATGGATCGCTGGGCGATGTCGGAATGCCGTTCACGAGCAACTGCAACCGCATCACCGTCGCCAAAGTCGGCGCAGACACGTACCTCGCGGCGGAGACGGCGGTAACCGAACTCAACATCTACGACGCTTCGATCGCGTCTGTGTCGTGGATGTCGGGCAAGGCGACGGCGATCTACCTCGGAGAATCCGGCCTGTTCAATATGCCCGGCGGCACGAGCGACGCGTTGTACAGCGCGGGCATGGGAAGCATCGTCGCCGGCGCCGTCGACGAAGCCAACATCTACGACGGCAACCACGAGTTCACGACAAGCGTGGTCTCGATGAACGTTTACGACGGCTTTGTTGCGGTCGTCGGTTCGGCTGGAATCACGGACGGGGCTGCTGGCGGTTTCCTCAGCGTGTACGGCGGGACGTACAACCATCGCTCGTCGGGCATCATCGACTTCATCGACGCATACCCAGGCGCTGTTTGCACGGCCAGCGGCGCATCGGCCCCGTTCGTCATTACGGGCGGGAACCGGTGGGTGGGTGCGTCGTACTTCGATAACTCGCCCGTGTCGATCACGGGAACCGGCGCTACGAGCCCGGGGCGTAGGGGGTTTGGGTATTGAGGATTCTGCACAGAGCCGGTCGAGCGCTCCAACGCGCCGGTAGGCTCGTGCGCGATTCTGTTCGATGCTCTGGACGATGCTGCGGCTGCACATCCGTCTACCGCCTCAGCGCCTGCGAGAACACCGGGCTTCCGCCCGACGAAGGCGGTCCGTCCGGCCCGACCGCCCCGTGTCCGACCGACGTTCCGCCGATCTACGTGTGCCGGTCGGCGATCGACCGTGACGGCGTGGTCCTGTACAACGGGCTCTGCTACGTCGTCGCGCCGTTCTCGGTGCTGCCGCGTGACGAAGTGCCGGAAGGCGCCGTGGTCCTCGAAACCGTGGAGGAGTGGGCGGACGACTGCCAAGACCCGCGGTGCGGCGCGACCCGCGTGTTCTACGAGGCGATCCCGTGTGACCCGGCCAACGCCCAATGGGGCCGGGTGTTTGTGTGCCGCAACGGGCTGGAGTACCAGTGCCGCACCTTCCGGTACCAGCCTCCCAACGCACCCGCTGGCTTCTACTGCTACACCGTTGACCAATCCCGGGTGGTCGATGAGGACGACCTGCCTCCGGGCGCGCTGTTTGTGCTTGAAGTGCCGCCCGGGACGGGATTCGAGAACTGTTGCGAGTGCGAGGTGGGGTGCCAACAGGAGACGGTGGACAACGCGCCGTGTTCCGACCAAGACGAACCGTTGTCGTGCTGCTGCGGGCGTACGGACTTCTCCATCACCCGCGACTGGTACTACCGGTCGTACCGGGAAATCCGAAACGACAGCGTTGAGGATCCTTTCTTCGGGCGCTTCCAGCAATCCGAACTGGTCCTCGAAGAGACGATCACGCCCGCGGTGATGGAGTGCCGCAACGGCGTCGTCACCGTCAACCAGGGGCGAGGGCGGCGGACCATCACGGTCTGCGTCGGTCCAGGCGACGATAGCACGCCGCCGAACTGCTCGACGACGGTGGAGGAGTTTGATCTGGAGGGGCTTGGCGGGTTCAGTTGCCAAACCTGCATCCTTCCCGAGCCGACCGTCGAGCGATACACGAACGCCCAAGGTCAGATGGTCTGCATCGGCCAAGCATTCGGAACGGTCCCGCCGTTCGGGTCGGTCGTGTACCGGACGTGGCGGAATCTTCCTTCGCAGACCTGCCAGCAGTCCAAGACCGACATCTACGTCAAGGAAGAGAGCCCGACCGGGAGCGGGACGTACACCGAGCGGACCCGGCGCGAGACGTTCACCATCGACGACCGCGCGCCGGGCCGGTGCCAAGGCGGATGCGATCGGCTCACACAGGTCGAGACGGCGACGACCGATCAACTCATCCAGATCGTGAACGG